CAAATATGACTTTGAACAGTGTCGTTGCTTTAGCAAAAGCACTTAGTGAGAGAGCAGAAGAGGTATCTAAATAATGGCTAAATTACAATTCACAAAAAGACAAATAGAAATTTTAAAAGATTCTATTGAATACGTATTATGCGACAAACTTGATCATTTTGAATGGGTTAAAAACAACAGTGACACATACACAGTTGAAACACCAAGAGAAATATATAACGAAGTAAAAATATTAACTAACATTAGAACTAAATTATGGGAGAGCAAATAGCTGACGGTATAGATTAAGATTCCATATCTCTTTCATCAGCGTAGATAATCACACATCTACAGTTGATGACATTAGCTACACCACCCTTTGAATCTCCAGCATATCCCATAGGAACACCACCAACAATAAAGTCTTCATTCATATCTACAATTTGACCATTAGCTGATGCATGAGCAGGTCTTGTTCTACCATCACTTGTTGCTACCCATTTCTTTAACATCTTTACACCTAAGTCTGCTTCTACCTTTTGATGGTACGAATGATTAGCAAAAGAAGCTGCGTTATGTGTTTCAGTTCGTGCAATTAAAGATGCTCTGCTTCTGCTGATGGGTAAGAATTTACTAGATACTAATTTAGCAATCTCAGATAATGTGAGATTGTCTGCTCTACCTTGTTCTATTAGCTTACTGATTCTATTAGCCATTCTTGTAGTTATACCTGTTAGAATAAGTTGTCTTGAATTAAAGTAATTCTCTACAACTGATTCAAAGTCTGTACTTCTACCAAATACAAATGCATCTTGTTTCTGATTACCAAAATACTTATCTTCGTTTGATTTATAGATTACTTGAAATGTTCTTCTGTAATGAGTCAGAATCAGTGGCATAAAATCTTCATTCAGCGATTGTATTGCTACATCTTCGTTGTAGAGACCATATTGTTTGTACAAATGTAATTGAACATTTAAGAATTTTCTAAAAAGGGTGTTTAATCTTTTGAAAAATCTTTTTTCTAGATTGTTTCTTAGTGCAAGTTGTCTTCTTGTTTCTGCTCTGTTGCTAATGCTCCTTTGTCTAAAGGTATTAAATCTTTTCTGATTTAGCTTCATGTTTTACTAGATAATGGATGTCCTTTAGGAAATAAATCTGTATCGTGTTTGCCACCTCTAAACTTGCCTGATGATAATGCTCTTAAAAAACTATTAACTCTTGCATATGCCCACTGATCAGGACTGCTTACACTGGGTCTGACACTTGATGGATTGGTTCTGTATGCTCCAACACCTCTTCTAAAAACAGCTTCTAACATTCTTAGTGTCACTCTTTTTGTTTTGCTGTTGCCATACTTTTCATTATGGTCATCTACTTTATTCTGAAGACCTTCTTTTACTTTTCCTGATAATGCCTTTTCATCTTCTTTGCTTTCTACATGTTCTTGTAAAGCAAACTCTTTATCTTCTTCTGTAATAATCTGTTGACGCTTTCTTTTAGCCCAAGCAAATGCACTGTCCCCTCCCCATAACAACCATGCAACCTTTCCTGCACTTGGATATCCTTCTTCACCTTGTCTAAAACCTTCAGCTCTTTTATCTACTTCATGTCTGCTAAAAAAACTGTACATTCTTTTGACTGTGGATATAGAAAGTCTTTCTCTAGCTACTAGTTGATTGGCTCTAGCAACTCCTATAGAGGTTCCACCCCTATTAAACTTTTTTCTAAGTTCAAGCCCTCTCTTAGCTTCTTCTGCCATTTCACTGGTAGGAACTGTGTTGATATCAGATAATGCTTTTTCTTCTTGAAGTAAAAAGTCTATTTCTTTATCAACCTCATCATCATTATCATAATCTTCTAAATCTTCTTCATTAACTGGATTCTCAGGCTTCTCTACACCTTCATCACCGATTGGGAATAAGGTTGCTGAAACATATAATTCATCTGCACCCTGTACTGGTTCTAACCCAATAATTTCTCTAGCTTCGTTTCTTGTCATGATTCCTTCACGAACTGCTGATGTTACATTTTCATAAGTCTTTCTTTTTCTTTCTGCTAGTGCAGGAATAGAATCAATGTCAAATTCAAGAGTAAGGTTATCTCCAAACATAGGCACTAACCATTCATTCATGTCTGAGGATATCTTTCTTAAATGTGGAATAATTGTTTCTTCATATAAAGCAAGTCTTGCTTCAGCAACATTAGAATAAGTCTGTGCATCAGGAACTCCTACTAATTGATTTGGAACTCCAAAACATAAAGCTATATCTGTTGTTGCCATGTTTTTCAGTGCGTGGAAATCCATATCTTTTGGACTTAGACCCATCTCTTTCCAATCAAAGTCTCCTTCAAGAAGCATTGGTCTACCAGCATTACCAGCACCACTAAATCTGTTATTAAGATCAGTAAGTAATTGTTGTCTTTGTGATTCTGTCAGGTTTACAGCAAACCCTGCGTCATCTTGTGGTTTAAATATAACAGCACCACTTGGTCTTGCACCATTTTGTAATAGATTGACATTGTGTTTACTTGCCATATTGAATTGGTCTACTTCAACAGCAGCAGCACTCATTGGACTTAATCCATAGTAATCATCTAGTGGATTCCATAGTTTTACATGCTTTACTTCACTAAAACCATTATCTTGGTCAACTTCATATGTTTGTTGTATTCTGCCATTAATAACATATTCATACTTATCAGGAATAGCAGTTCCGCTTCCCTTGATATTAATTCTGTCAGGTCTTAATTGATGCAGTTCTTTAGGCGTACCAGTGACACCACCTACTTTAAGGATGTAAGCATTACCACTAAGAAGCACATAACCAAATAAGCTATTAAAAAACTCTGAGTAGGATTGTAGAGGATTGGGTCTATTAAGTAGGTCAATGAGTGGGTGTCTTTCAACAATTTGGTCTCCTGCTTTTACAATAAAAGGTACAGCACTTGCACCTTTAGATATTTCGTTCACACATCTGTAAACAATTGCGTTCTTTAGATAACCTTCTTTTGCTAAGTCTTTATACTTATAGCTTTTAGCTTCTTCAGTACCAACCCCAAAGTAGCCCATCATGTTTGAATTTTTTTGTTCTTCAGGTTTATTATTAAATAACCTTTGTAGAAATGTTTGTTGTGCCATCAGCTTATTCTCCAGTTTACTTGTCCTTTAGATTTGCTCAGTTCGGTCAATCCCCATACTAAGGCATCCAATCTATCAGGTGAACTATTTGTTTCGCCAGTATAACTGCACATTTGCTGTTCTAACTCTGAGAATACATCCATATGATGAACTCTCCTTTGTTCATACAAAGCTGCTATTGGTTCTGCTCTTAGGATTTTACCTCTTGTTGCTCTTACACTTCTATAAGAAACATTGTTGTCTATATTCCTAATAAGCCTTTCTACCAAATCACCACCATTGTTCACTTCAGCTACTATTCTATCAGCTTCCCATTCATAAAAAGCATTAATAGCTATTCTACCCCATTTATCAGGGGGATGTCTTCCTGATAAGTCCTCTAAAACATAAAAATGATTATTAAAGTCTTTTCCTACTACTACTATACCTGTTTCATCAGAATTTGCATTAGCTGTCACCGCAGGGTCAATAGCTACTATTATTTGTTGTAAATCTTTATCTTCATGCACTCTTCCTTCATCTATTAATGCAGGATTCCACAAAGCACCTTCAAATGCTTCTATGATTTCTGCATAGAGTTCTTGTCTACCTAAATTAGTACCTTCATATCTTTCTCTAAGCATTTTTAAAGCAGAATCAGCTAGATTGTCCTGATTCTCAAATGTAGAACCACTAGTAACATGTACATCATCTCTACCTACTAAATCTTTTATTAATTTATTTGGTTTTGGAGTTGTTGTAATTACACATTGTGGGTTATCACCCAATCTTAAACCAAACATCAGTTGATCAAAGGCTTCAGGGTATCTCCAAGAAGCAACTTCATCACACCAAGCTCTATGATACTGTGGTCCTCTTAATCTTTCAGGTTCTTGAGCAGCATAACCAGTTATCTTTGAACCATTCCATAATCTAATCTCAGATACACTTGATGAATAACCTTTTTGATCAGGTGAGTTTAAATAACACTCTTTAGGAATAATTGTTAGTAACCCACTGTTACCACCAAAACAAACTCTTCTTAAATCTCCGTGTGTTGGTGCAACGACAGCACAATTAACATTTTTATTTCTCATAGCATATAAAGCTATATCTTCTGCACCTGTTCTTGTTTTACCCCAACCACGACCTGCTAATATAAGCCATATAAGATAATCTTCTACTGGTTCAGGAGCTAATTGTTTTTTACGAGATAGTTTTAGCCACTCAGTGTAATGATTCGCTGTCGCTGTTAAGGCGTTCTGTTTTAACAGTGTCCAGTAGTTCCATGATTCTGTTAAATGCTTCTGCTTCTTTAATAGTTGATTGGACATTTATATTCTCGGTTATTTCTCCCATTGAAATCTTAGCCAGTTTTTGACAAGCTAATAGTGAATTTGTTAATGCTAGAATTTGTGTTGGTGGTAGAGGGTTTGTTTTATCATTCATTGCTTCTTGATTTATTTCTAAGTAATAAGTAATTTGATCTATTACTTCATTTGCTTTAGTCATAAACTTATCATCAAATCTTACTGACTCTCTAGCAATTAATTTCTGTCTTTCTGAATTTATCTTTTCTTGCAACTCTTGATTATACTGTTCTCTAAGAGCTTTCCAACTTTCAGATTGAGATGCTCTATATAAAGTAGCAGGTGCTACGTTGTATTTTTTGATTAAATCTTCTATGGAATAATGCTGTCTCTCACCAGTCTTTAACTCTATACCCTGCACAAACTCTGTCCTCAAGATTGTTTTGAGTTCTTCAGTTAACTTAGTCTTAGTTGATTTTTTAGTCATTACATATCGGATATTATCACAAATTAATCCAATTCGTAAAATCAAAGATAAAATAAATTAGAACAAAATGGAATAATGTGTTATAATGGATATGTGACAGTATTTTTATAAATTGAAAAAAGGAGAATAAAATGAAAAAATCTAAACAGAGAAGACCTAAGTTTAAGGAATTACCCTTACACAAGGAAGCAAAGAAACCTAGAGATATAGTTCAGTTCTACAATGACCCTAGTAGGGCAAATAGACTGTCTCATGGATATCACTTGTTTCAGATAGGATGCGTTGGTCATAAGTGGGTTAAGTTAAGACCTGCTTATCTCAATCCATTTGCACAGAACCAGTGGACTAAGATCAAAAGGTCTAGTTGGAATGAAATCTTAGAATGCAAAAGCTATAGGGTTATGGAGTCAGCTTGTGCGTGATTCTCAAAAACAAAAAGTCTATGACTGGGAAGATTCTCAGTCATGGATGGTTAAGAACAGTTACCTAAGTCAGAAACAGTGTCAGGATGTTATTAAGAGATTAAATAAAATCTTTAAACTCAGAGTGACTCTTAGATTTAGAAATGGTCATGGCAAGTGTTATGCCTTTAGTAATAATGAGATTATGATTAGGAATGAATGGGGTAGGTCTTATGGAGTTCTGCTTCATGAGTATGCACACTGTCTTACAAATGATTTACATGGAGCTAGGTTTGTTTCTGAGTTCTGTTTGCTCTTACATCACTTTCATCCTGAACAACCTTCTATAAAAGATTTGGTTAAGAGTCTTAATGATGCAAATGTTCAGTTTGCGGATTTTGAAAGAACCACTTGTAAGAAAAGATTGAGTAAAAGACATAAGCCTTTTGAAGATGTGAGCTTAGTTATCATTCCTGAACCTAAGAGATATATCAAAAGAAGAATGTCAGCTAAGAAGAGAGTGCAAAAACTTTTGGATGAATGGGTAAATCCTGAAGATGTTTATAATCCATTTTATAGTGTTTCTTACTATGACCATGTTGGGTTTTACTATGTCAATATAAATGGTTTTGAATATGGAATTGAATTGACATCTTGGATAGAAGTAGAAGATTGTTTACTAGAAGCAATAGAACAAAAATTACATCTGCATAAAGATTATGATGAAAAGTATATTTAATAATCCATTTTGTATTGACTTAGATTTTGATTAGAGATATCTTGTCTAACCCAAGATAAAAAAAACAGAGAGGAAAGAATGTCCATAGAATGTCTAAACAAAGCACTAAAGATTCAGTTTGAAGGTCAAACACCAACCAAGAGATTAATACTAATATTACTAGCCAACTACTGTGATGATCAGAACAGTTGTTATCCAAGTTATTCACACATAGCAAAACTTGCAGGTCTTAAAGACCCAAAACATATAGCAAGGATTATTAAAGAGTTTGAAGACCTAGGATTACTTAAGATTCAAAAACGATATAAAGAAGATGGTGGTAACACATCAAACAGATACTTTCTTACTCTTAAAACAGAGAATATAGACCCTAGGGGTCTACAGACCCCCACCCCCCCTGTACTGGACACCCCCACCCTAGGGGTCTCCACACCACCCAATACTAAAGAAGAAACTAAAGATGATACGAAAGAATATATGTATGACTTTAAAAAGTTTTGGTCT